CGTGATCCCTGTGCCTCTCAGATACAAACTGCCGCCTACAGTAAGCCCGTCCGGCAGACTCGTGATTCCTGTGCCGCTCAGATCCAAACTGCCGCCTACGGTAAGCCCGTCCGGCAGACTCGTGATTCCTGTGCCGCTCAGATCCAAACTGCCGCCTACGGTCAGGCCGTCCGGCAGACTCGTGATTCCTGTGCCGCTCAGATCCAAACTGCCGCTCTCACCCATCATCTTTTGGAGTTGTTCTTTCGTGTATTCCATTTTTCCCTCCGGTTATATATAGTTTTACTTACTCGCGGACATCCGCCGTGCGATATCCACGTGGGTCAGCTCCTTGTCCGTGCGGAAAACCCGTTCTGTCTGGCGGCGGGACATCCCCGTCACCCTCTCCGCTTCTTTTTTATTCAGCAGCATCTTCCGGACGCCCAGCACCTCTTCCGTTCGGTCGAGTATGTCTCTGGCCAGCTCGTGCGTGCCCTCTTTTTCCATCTCAGCCTGCCTCCTTTTCGTTTTCCTCTTTCCGTCTGGCGGCGGCTTCCGCGCACCGTCTGGCGGCCTGCATACCGGCCATGTAGGCCTTCACGTTTTCCTGTTCTGCTTCCGGCAGTTCCAGAATCGCTTTCAGCAGCTCTTCATTCTGCTGCTGGGTAACTGTTTTGTTTTCCATATCTTTTTCTCCTGTTCTTGGTTTTCTTTTATTTCGTCTTGCTTTTTGTCGGTTTTATTCGATTATTTGTTTTATTTCAGATTTTTCTTTCAGCATGGTTATGTATGCATCCCCGACGTCTTTTCCTTTTTCTTCACACACAGCAACGACATCCAATGCCATACCCATATCCATAATAATTTCGTGTAGTCTCCACGCTTCGTCGGATACGATCCCTTCATCAAATGCTTTGTCAAAGATTTCTTCCAGTGTTTCTTCCGCTTTCTTCAGTTTTTCAAGCTGCTCCTTGCTCCATGTGTGCACGTTTTCCTGCTCTGCTTCCGGCCTCTTGGAAGTCACCTGTTCTTCCGTTGGTATCACAAGTTGCTTTTCTAGCATATTCCACTTCTTCATCCCATCCCCTCCTTTCGGTTGTGTCGTTTTTTTGATTTGTCAATTCATTTGTTTGACTTCTGAAATCATTATACAGCACGATAAATGATTTGTCAATACCTTTTTTGAATTTTTTCTTTTAATTTTGACTTGACAATTCATTTTGTTTGTGCTATAATACTGTCAGGAGGTGATTGTATGAGTTGTGAAATCAATGATAGAATCACTTTGCTCCGAAAGCATCTCAAATTATCACAAACCGCTTTCGGTGAACGTATCGGTGTAAGTCGTTCCGTTATTCAAAATATTGACGACAAAAACACCGAGCCCAAACCACTCCTAATCCAGCAGATCAGCAAGGTCTACAATGTCGACCCGTATTGGCTGGAAACCGGAGAAGGCGAAATGTTTCTTGAGGCCGACAATCTCGAATCCCTCCTGGACTTCGCCAAAGCGATGCATAGCGATAAAGATCTGGCCTGGCTCCGCGTCCTGTGTGAGTACATCGCCGGTCTCTCCCCGGAGGAACGATCTGACGTATCCCGCTACGTGTCAGGCATCGCCGCCGCCCTACAGGGCAATAAAAAAGAGCAGGAATGAAAAAATCCTGCTCTTTTTTTGCTGTTTTGTATTGCTTTAAACTGGATTGGTGGTATAATGGATATAAAAAACGGAGGTACATCCCATGGAAATGCCTACCCAGCCTAAAGAAGATCTTCGCACTCCCGCCCCTGCACCGGATCCGGTTCCGGCCGCCGTACTCCCGCCACGGAAGGAAGCCGGTATATTCGCCATGCTGGCTGCCGTGCTCGGCTTGTTCGGTGCCCATTGGTTTTATCTCGGACGCATAAAAGATGGTCTTGGCTATTTCCGCACATTTATTATTCTGTCCGCTATCTGTGCAGTTTTCGGTGCGCTTGTCGGCTTTGTCGGTGCGCTGATCTATTCCCTGTATGTCCTCATTGCTGTCTGCAGCTGCCTCAACGATATTTCCAGTGCCAGAAAAGGCAATGTAAAAGATGCCTGTGGAAGACCCCTTCTGTGATATCATTCTTCCGTAACACAAAAGTGGTATAATCTTCTACGGTAAGAACAGAAATGTATAACCCGTTCGATCCCGCTCGACCCTTGACAGATCCCGCCAACCTGTGCTATACTGTTACCGGTGTGGGATTCCTTTCATAGGCAGTGAATACTCCGGTTATTGGAAAAAGTCGGCTCGGTTGCCGGCTTTTTCCTTCCCTCCTGTTCTCTTCAGAGTTTCCCATCCAATCAAAAAGGACGGACTGAGCCCGTCCTTTATTATTTTCTGTGCCGTGTGTGCAGCCGTAGCAGTTCCCGCCCCAGCTCCTCCTCGTTCAGTTCCTCCAGGATTTCCCAGATTCTCCACAAGATCGCCAGTCGTCTGTTCATATGCTCCTCCTTATCCTTCCTGCCCGATCATCCAGAGCAGGATTTTATATATTTTCCGAAGCGTCGCCACGCTTGCCTTGTCCATCGCCCAGCGTATCTTCTTTTCCAGCAAATTCCGTTCTTCCATTTCTTCCTCCTCCGGCTGTGTAAGCCATGTTTACTATTTTTCAAAAACTATAATTTTTCGCTTTTTCGTTATATAAGCATTTCCTTATGGTTCTCCCTGTTTTCATTTTGTTTTTCAATGGTTTTACGATTTGTTCATTAAGTCAACAACTTTCGTTCAAACATTCGGTTACATCGGGATGTAAAATATCCCCATCGGCTTCGGTGTGCCCTGAGTATACCGTAAAACCGATGGGACATCAAGTACCAGACTTGATACCAACCATACCCAAATCAGGAGACAAAATGTCCCACAACAAAAAAGAAAGGCGGAAACCATATGGACAACGACAGGTACATCGGATCACAGTATGAGACAAACGGCATCACAGATGATGCTTTTTCGCCCCAAACGGTATCATACCCGCAAACAGACGGCACTCTCGCCCTCGACAGCGGGACGCCTCCCGAGCATGCACCTGTCACACCTGCCAACGGCTGTATCACCTCCCTGATCGATTTCCCCGCGCTGAACGAGCGGCGCAAGCGCACCGGCAAATCCTTCCAGGCCATCGCCGACGCCCTTGACATGTCCAAGAATACGGTATGCCGCTTCTTCGGCGGTCAGTCTCCCAACCCCTCCCTATATAATACCATACGCATCTTCGCCTTCCTCGGTCTGTCCATCGACGAGGCGGCCGGGATCGCAAAGCCAGCACCGCAGATCGAACCCTCCCATGAACTGCTCCGGAAGGTGGAGCATCTGGAATACGTAGCGGAAGTCAAGGACAAGCACAACGCCGACCTGCAAGCTCAGCTCGCCGACGCAATCGCCATGCGGGACCGGTACAAGGCCCACTTCACCGCCGAAATCGACCGGGCGCGCACCCACTACGAGACGGAAATAGATAAGGTTCGCGCCAGAGCAGAAAAACAGTTCCGGCTCATGTTCACTTTGGTTGTTATTCTTCTCGCCGTACTGCTGGCCTACGTCCTGACAGACCTGTTCCTCCCCGACAGAGGCCTGTTCCAGTACAGCGGCGTCTTCGGATAAATAAAAAAAGAGAGGTTTTCCGCCTCTCTTTTTTTGCAAAATTTTTCAAAAAACTTTTGCAAAACCCCTTGACAAATCACCCATTGAGTGATATAATATATACAACGAAAGGGAAACACCCGAACAACAGGAGAAAGAAAAATGAAATTCAGCCGCTCCACCATCATGAAGAACGCATGGAACATCCGCCGCAATGCAAACGTAGATATGTCCACCGCACTGAAGGCAGCATGGGCACTGGCAAAGGCAATGATCGAAGCTGAAACCATCGGTGAGGAATCCGGCTGGAACTACAAGGTATCTGTTAAGGATTGGGCGAAATACGGCAAGAATCGCACCTACGTTTCCACTCGCATCTACACCAACGCATGGAATCTCAAGCACGAATACAATATCGGTTACATCGACAACATGACCGGCGAATTTATCGCCGCTTAACAAGAGGTAAAAAAATGAGCATCATAATACCCGAAACACCCGAACAGTTTGGTATCGAACTTCCGGAACTCGCCGCCGCATGGACGGCCCTTGAAAATGCACGGAACGAAATCGTATCCGCCAGAGATTCTCTTCCAAGTCTCATCGGACTTACATCGGAAGAGTACAACGAATATGCACCTCTGTATGAAAAGATCAACAACGCAGAGCGCACCATATCCGCCACACAGCAAAGTATAAAAGACATGGAGTATCGGCGCAAAGGTGGATTAAACGGAATGTTTGCGTGGGTCATCGAAGGATGCAGAGCACTTGACACTGATAAAGGAGATAAAAAATGAAAACCATCGTCTACACTCACTTTGCAATATCCTCAATTACTTTTGGTGTAACACACGCTAAATGCTGGTACGAAAAGCCCGTCTTCTCCCACAGCGAGGACATTGGGTATAGATTAACCATCACTATCCCCGATGGCGCAAAAGTCACTACCAACGGCTACGGAGATGTGTTGTTGGATGTTCCCGGTGAAACTTTTTTGATCCCTCTTTATTATAATGATGTCGAAAACCGCATCGAAGGCGGTATGCACACCACAGTACCGATAACCGGCGTCAGCATAATCGATAAAACCGAAATTTAACACTCTGAGTTAAAAAAACACTTTACATCCACGTGATAATATGATATACTATCCTCGTCAGTCCGGATGGATGCTTCCGGTACTGGTGCGGCAGCAATTCCGCCGCCATGGATTGAAATATAAACATAGGTTGTATATGTTTCAGCCAAACAACAGGATCGGGGATTATATCTCACGATCCTGTTGTCTTTTATTATGTTTTTGATAAAAAAAGGAGCACACATGACTACCATAAAAGACCTTCGTACAGCTGCAAATATGACCCAGAAAGAATTTGCGGAGTATTTTTGTATTTCTAAGCGCAACATCGAAAACTGGGAAGGCGGACAGCGTGAGTGTCCTGCATACCTGGTGGAGCTTATGCGGTATAAATTAGAGCATGAAAATAAATTGATTGTTTCGCAAACGGAACCAGCAACAACATACAAAGAGTAATCAAGAAAGGTTTTGCTCCTCTCTTTTTTTGCAATCTCTCTTGACAATCTCTCGCACCCGTGGTATCATCTTTGTGCATTATTGTACACGGTTGCACATTGCCAGCCGCAGAACAGGAGGATACCATGCCAAAAGCCAGCCGATATACACGCCGCAAGGACGGTCGTTTGCAAAAGGTTGTCACTACCAACGGCGTCAAAAAAACCTTTTACGCAAGAACCGACCGAGAGATGACCCGTAAACTCATGGAGTATAAAGAAACCCAGGATTCCGGACCATTCTTCCGGGACGTGGCGGAGGAGTGGTGGGACCAGCATGAGCCCACCTTGTCCCCCAACAGCCTGCGGAATTATAAACCGGCATACCGCCGGGCGGTGGATGAATTCGGGGACGCAAGAATCCGCAGTATTACACCCGGACAGATCGACAGCTATCTCCGCCTTTTTGGTCAGACCCACGCCGCAAAAACCACCGCTACCCAGCTTGGAATTATAAACCAGATCATGCGCTATGCCCGACTGCATCAATACATCGAAAGTGTCCCCACAGACATCATACAGGTTCCGCGCGGATTGAAGCGCACGATCAGACTGCTCCCGCCGGATAGAGATGTTGAGGCGGTGCGAAATCACCTCGACCATCCCATTATGGGCTTATTTGCGTACCTGCTCCTGTACAGCGGCCTTCGGCGCGGAGAAGCTCTCGCACTGCAGTATAAGGACATCGACCGCATCAACAAAAAAATATACGTGGAAAAATCCCTGTGCAGTTACCGCAACGATCCGATCATAAAAACGCCGAAAACCGAAGCGGGCAGAAGGGAAGTACCCCTCGTGAATGCCCTGATTGACGTGCTCCCCGAAGGCAAGCCGTCCGATTATCTTTTTCTGCGTGACGGGCACCTCATCACGGACGCCGACTTCGATACCCTGTGGGGATGGTACCGGCAGGAAACCGGAATCACATCCAGTCCGCATCAGCTCCGCCACTGGTTCGCCACCCTGTTGTTCGATGCCGGAATCGATAAATTTGAAGCCGCCCGCTATATGGGTCACACGACCGCCCAGATGACCGAAATTTACACGCACATCACCAAATCCCGCAGTGCCAATAGCCTTGACCGTCTGAACGCAGCCATCAGCAATATGTAGCACTTCCGCCTGACACATTTTTGACACTCTCTTTTGTGCATTTCTGTACACTCCCGTACACTTTCAAAAAAACCCGCAAAAACACCGAAATCCCCAGTCAATACCTAAATAATAAGGTATTTACTGGGGATTTCGATTTTTAATTTTCCACGCAGAAGGAGAGATTTGAACTCTAAATTTATAAAGCATTTTCCTTGCTATTCTGTAATTATGACACATTTTCGACACTTTCTCTATAAAAAAGACCAGCCATTCGACTGGTCTTTTTTTCATTTCCCATCAGCCGCCCATGTTTCTGATCATGCGCTCAGCCGCTTTACGCTCTTCCGGATCCGCACCCTCCATCATCCGTCGGATGCGCTCCATCATGTCGTTCTTCCCGTCGTCCCGGGAGTAGTGGCCTCTTACCCAGTGCCTGCCGTAGCTTTCCCCCATGTCCTGAGAGTAACCGCCGTCTCTTGTGTATCTGCCTCTGTCGTCCCGTCTGCGGTAGCTGTCGCCGTCTTCGTAGTCGCCATAGTAACCGCCGTCTCTGCTGTACTCACCCCGCACAGTGTATCTGCCCCTGCCGCCGGAATGGCCTTCCTCCATCTGCTCCTCCAGGATGCAGGATTTCAGTGCCTTCTCATGGCCTACCATTGCCCAGTAAGCCATTTCGATGTTGTGCGGGTGTATGCCGCCCTCCGTGATCTCATGGTAAAACCGTTTGAAATCCTCTGCCGCTTTATACATTGCCTTGTCACCTCCTTACGCCTTGTCCACGACCAGATTTGCGTTCTGGACGAGTATCGGCTGTGTACTGTTGTTGATCACACTGATTGCTGTGCAGCAGTCAGCCGGTACGTCTATGTAGATAAACGTAGATACCGCGCCGTACTCCTCAACAGCAGCCGGTGTGAACCGGACAATGGTGGACGGCATCGGTTCCCCGTCTACCGCGATAGCCAGCGTGATTTCCTCCACGGCACCGCCGGTCGGTACGGCAATGTTGCCGGAGAAAAATACCCTTACCCGGGTGAAGCATCTCCCGCACTCACCGCGTACTTTTACCGTCCCGGTGTCTGGGCGGTGGAAGATGTTCCGTCTGGGGCAGCATCTCCCGAACCGCACCGCATCGGTGAAAAGGACGTTCCCGCCGGCAGCCACAGTCTGAATTGCTGTTGCTGTGAATTCTGCCATATCACGTCCCTCCCTTACCAGCCGCCGTTACAGTCGCACGGATTGGGATTGCAGCAGTAGGGATTGGGTACCCGATAGGACGGGATCGGGCTGGGTCTGAGCTGGCCGATCAGGTACGCATTCTGGGCAGACTGGGATTCCAGGAACTGGTACCGCAGAATCTGACGATCCTGTTCTGCAATGCGGGCATCCTTGGCATCATCGCCGATTTTTCGCACCGCTTCCAGTACAGCACGGATTCCGGCGTTCTGGTTGTCGATCACATCTCTCGTGTTGTCGGACGCCTGGTGTCTGGTTTCGCACGCCTGCATGCCCATGTCATACCTTACATTGTCGATCGCTCTGCCGGTACTGCAGCAGCAGTCTCCGATCTGTCGGGCAATCTCATTGAATCCCTGCTGATTCTGATACCCCTGATTGCAGATGGCATTTTCGATACCGTTCACCCCGGTCAGGACAGCGGTGTTGACGCCGTTGAACCCCTGACAGAGCGTCTGCTGGATTCCGGCCTGGCCCAGCGTCAGATCGTTCAGCTTACCAACCACAGCAGAGTTATTGAAGCCCGCTGCCAGATCAGCCTGGGAAGCACAGTTGCCGCCACAGTTGTTGCCGCCCCAGCCGCCGCCCATGAAGAGCCACGGGAGCAGTGCACCGATGCCGCCGCCGAAACCGCCGAAGCCTCCCCAGGCTCCGCCGAACAGAGGCAGCAGAAACAGTGCCGCCAGCCAGTCGTTGTTGCCGCCGAACAGACCACCGTTGTTGCCGTTTACTGCGGCATAGTCTGCCGGACTCATGTTGTAACCGTAATTCATTTTACTCCTCCTTTTGAAAATGAATTAAATTTATAACCTCCGGGAACCGTCCCCCTGACGGCTCTGCCGGTTGTTACCGCTTAAACATCCGTGCCATCTGAGAGAACTTACCCGCCGCCTGCAGAACCGCTTGCCTCTGCTGCGGATTCAGCCCCATCTGTCGGCACTTTTCCTCAAATTCCGCCTGCGGATCCCCCTGATACCGCTGACAGAATCCGTCATACTCCCGGAAAGCCTGCTCCGGGCTCACCGCGTTCTGGTTCTGCGGCTGTGTGTCTGTCTGACTCATAGCCCACCCGGGCTGTCTCGGTGTTCTGGCGTTCATGTGCTTCTCCTTTCTGTTCGCCTGCGTTCAGCCCCGCAAAGAGCTGCGCAATCTGGTTCATGGATCGCTCAAATTCCGCTCTCGGTACATAGCGGTCGTCATCGGGAGAGGCGGCAGGCTGTCCAAGTCTGGCTTCACTCAGATCAAAACCGGCTGCATAGATGGGCATCCCCGCCGCATTCACCGCTTTTACGTATACTCTGTTGGGGTTTTCCAGATCGAACAGGATCACGCTCGTTCCTGGCTGTACCCCGTAGGACTTAAATGCATATTCCCCCTGTACCCAGTCCACCCTCGTCCGCATATTGATGACATCGTACAGACCTATGGGCTGTGTGGGCTGCGGCTGCGGCATGGTCGGCTGCTGACTTCTCTGTCCGTTCCAGTACGGATCCTGTCCGTACCCCATCCGTCCCCGATCCTGCTCATATGTTGGGTACCATCCGTTATTCATTTAATTTTCTCCTTCCTTTTCTTTTTGCCACGAATAAATCGGCAGCTCGTTTGTGCTGTCCCACGTGTCGTACACCTTGCCATCGCATACAGCCACTACATGGGACTGCATGGCTACGATGTATGTCCCCTTCGGGTTGTCCGCGCAGAAATCGTTTACCGTGTAATACTCCCGGCCCTTGTCGTCGATCGGTGTACGCTTGTACCCGATCCGCCGCAGGTACGATCCCCATACCGCATTTGCCGTTGGCATATCCCCCAGATACGCCCCCTCAAGGCACACTGCCGCGTAGATTTCGTCCCAGCTTTTGTTTTCCGCTTTTGCAATGGCTCGTACAACGCAATCACCCACCTGATTCCGCAGCGGATTTGCATTAAAGCTCACAAACCGTCCCGTAGTTTTCACCTCCCAAGTAAAAAAGCAACCTTGTTCCTTCTGGCTTAATTTTACCAGATTTCACAAGATTGCTTTACTTATGTATTGCTACAGGATTACTACCAAATTACTACCGGATATACTCCCTGAGTACTGCCAACCGGTACAGCTTCCGCAGAGCCTCCGTGTACCGCTTCCGCATATTCTGCACACTCATCCCCAGCATATCCGCCACATAGTATTGATCGTGCTGCTCTATGTGTACCATGTACAGGATCTGTGCGTCCTCCTTCCGGATCGCACACTGAGATATAAGCATCTTCAGCGCGTCCGGGTCCTCCTCCAATAGCTTCACGGCGTGTTTTCGGTCAAGGTGCTCCCCCATCGGCTCACCTCCGCCGCTTACTGTTCCGGATCGCCGCCCTGCTTGTCGCCGCCCTGCTTGTCTCCGCCGAACAGTGCCGAAAGTTCCCCGCTTTTGGCGGCGGCAGCATCTACTTTTGCCTCACCGATGATGTACGCCACAATAGACATGGCCTGCACCACCGATCCCGCCACCTGTGCAATCTCGCTTTCCGGCAGACCAAAGGTCGTTGCCATCCCCACGATTACACCAACAATGGCCACCCACAGCTTACGGCTGGTCAGCTTCTGTTTCCAGTTGATCTTGTTTTCCATTTTCACACATCTCCTTTTCATGTTTGTATGTTTCTTTGTTTTCGTAAATCCGGATCACCCCGGCGGCCACGGATTCCACACCCACAGCCGCCGAAATGCCCATGATCAGAGCGGACGGTTCCTCACCGGTGACGATCCACAGGATCAGGCAGACCCCGAAGAAGATCCCCATGTACAGATAGATGGACAAAAGCAGCTTCTTCATCCACCGCATTACTGCATCGCCTCCCACAGCTTCCGCCACAGGTCAGACGCATATTTGTACTTGTCCAGATATGCCTTTGTCTGTGCTTCCAGTCCGGCTTTTTCGCATACCAGACCGGCATAGTCCGTGTTTTTCCCGGCACCGGACTGCACCGTTACCGGATAACTGCCGATCCGGTTGGTAATGCCGAGAAACGGCGTCGGGTCTGTGGACTTCCCGTCTTTCCGGACCTCAAAGTGACAGTGGTTCCCCGTGGATTTCCCCGTGCTGCCCTCTCTGCCCAGCACATCCCCGGCCCTCACCCTCTGCCGCTCTCTGACCGATATGGATTCCAGGTGGCAGAGATAAATTTTGTACCCCTCATCCGTTTCGATCCGTATGTAGTTCCCCCATTCGTGGGTGTGTCCTCCCTGGGCCTTGTCGTTGGCAAAACCGGCCCAGCCGATCCAGCCGTCGCAGGGAGCAACAATGGTTTTGTCACTCCCCACCAGATCCACACCCTTGTGCAGCTCCTGCACCCCGTTCAGTGTCCGTGTACCGTAAGGGGACGATACACGCACGGTTCCGCTTCTGTACGGCAGATTCAGTTTCATACGCCCTCCTGATGATAAATTTTCACGATTTCTTCCAGCTTCGCAATTCTGCCTTTGAGCCGTTCCAGCTCCGCCCGTACTTCGGTATAGTTTTCCCCGTACAGCCGGATGTCCTCCTTCAGCTCCCCCTGAGTGTCCTTGATGTGCTTGATGTCTGATTTCATCTCTCCATCCACCATACCGCTGTTTTTGGCGTTTGTCAGCCTGCCCAGCAGAAATGTAGCCAGTGCCAGCACAACGGAAACAATGCCCGTGTCAATGGTCATCCCCCCCACCTCCTTTCCCGCCGATAAACAGACACATCACAGCCACGCCGATGCATCCGCCCAGCATCATGCCTATGATAAATCCTGTCATGGTGTCACGCCCTCTTACCATATCGGTTCGCCAAGCGTGATAATCAGATCTTCCCCTCTGCCCTTCAGAGACATCATGAACGCCCGTATATTCCACCAACCCACATTGGGAGCATCCCCTTTGGGTGTGAGGCGATAGTATTTATCGCCAAGCGTTTCAACGGTGAAAATCAAATCCCAGTTGCCCTCGCTATACCTTACCAACGCCCTGCTTCCCATTGGAGAGGTATCGCTGTTCCACTGAATTATTTGAAGTCTGCAAAAATCATCCAAAACATCCAGCTCTGCACCATAAATATAGATTTGCGGCAGGGCATCTACTTCCCCCGGATTATCACGCCATTTGATAACACCGGTTTTTACATAACCATCCCGGTTTTCGGGTCCAGACAATCTCCAGCCATACAAAATGCATCCGTTTTTGTAACCAACGCCATCATACGGCACAGTCACTACATACAGCGCAGAACCGTCTGTCTTTTCCGCTTCGGAACTTACAACCGTAGCACTACCGCTGTCTTCCGTAGGCGAATCCGGAGGTGTCCATGCTGTTGCAAGTACATTGGTGTACTGCCGATACACAGGCGCATCAAACACCCTGTCAGCCCCGGCGCCGTAGTTGTCCACGTAGATTTTGTCGTTCACTCTGTCAATGGTCAGCACATCAAATGCCGTGCTTTCGCCAGTCCCTGCGGTTTTGCTGTAGGTAACGCCGTCATCGGACGCAACGGTATTTATGTCTCTGGCATTCGGGCAGCCGATTCCGAGTATCTTTATGTCGCCGTAACGGTATGACTGTTGTGCGTGTACATGACCATTGATGCAGCAGTACAGCCGCGCCTTTTCTTCCAAAGCCGTAAAATCATACGACATGGTTTCGCCGTTCAGTGTAATACTGCCGCTTTCCCCGTTGATGTAGGCTTCCAGAATGGTAATGACATTGCCGGTGTTCGCCTTGTAGCTCGTCCCGGAGGTAACGTCAGTGTAGGTATGGTCGGTCAGTGCGTAATTCAGCGGCACGTGCGAACCGATCACAAAGCCCCATTCCCCCGGCGTACTCTTGCCGGAGAAATCCAGTGCAGTGTTCGCCAGCCAGTCAAGCTGTGATGCGGAAATGTTGCAGGCATCCATGTACTTGGAACCGGCATATACATCCGGGTCATACTCGGACGAAAGCCAGCCGATTTTGTCGTGGGTGTCCAGATAAATCACACGCATTTTCTGCTCGTCAAAGTCCCGGTAGCCGAAGTTTCGACCCGGAACAACCACAGCCCCCGCAGAAATGTTCTTGCGCCCGATGCGCTGGTACAGTTCCAGCGGCGTAATTCTCCCTTCCGTTGCCCGGAAAGGCGCATCATCGTGATTTCCCATGAGCCGCAGTGTCGGGATCACAAAGGTAGCAGGACGCAGAAGCTCTTCGTTCAGGTCAAGCTGTTCCAGCCCCGCTTCCCGTGTCCCGCCGGATGCTCCTTCTACGTGGTCTCCGCCCAGCATAATTACATCCACAGGACAGCGTTCATTGAGTGCATACAGCCCCTGCCCGCACTCAATAATGCAGGTTTCATCCGTCTTCCAGCCAAGTGCCTGATACGCTGCCCCCACGTGCGTATCCGATATCCACGCAACGGCAAACGAATCCTCCGACTGGTGCCCCAGCACCTTTGCGGCGGTTGCCTCCGCTTCAGCTTGTACGTAATCGGGTATTTCCGATCCGCCTCCCCCGGATACCTCCCGCTGTACCCACGTGTATGTACTGCCGGACACCGCCGTGCACACATATTCCGCCGTGATCTTCCCGCCGGACACCACATACGCCTGCATCCCGGCACGTGCCGCCGTGGATGCGGTTGGTGCGGTGGACAGGATCAGCGCATTCCGCAGGTCGATGCTGACTCTCTGCCCGGATTCCGTTTGCAGTGTCAGTGTGTTTTTGTATTCTGCCATGTTTTTTGTTTTCCTCCTGTTCTCCTCAATCGGGTTTTATTGTTGACTTATGCGCCCGTCAACACGCCCGTATCATTTGCGTTTGTATAAAATACTCCATTGACTGTCTCGTACAATCCGTACACATCATCCGCTGTCCGCTTAACAGGCACATAATCTCTCACCAACGCATCGTCTTCCCACACTTTAACGCTCTGTATCTTTGATGTGACAGCCACATCCCTGATTGTAATGTTGGCATTACGCTTAAACAGCCACATTGACAGTGTGGGATTGCTGGCGGTTCGGACGTCTTGATTGTCGTCAATCTTAACATAACTACCAGCAATCACGAATGTATGGTAGTCGGTATCGTATGGGATATTGACAACGCCGCCTTCTCCATCTTTGCAGTTAACCAATATACCTGTATCGCCACTGCCAAAATACGCCCTTGCATACTCAGAGCCTATTTGTTCTACCGCCCCATAATTAGACATTTTATAGTTTCCGTCAATAAACGCCGCAGTACATTCAAACACACTATTTGTGTTCATAGCATAGTTAATATCTATATACGCCGTACCATCAGACTGTAGGTAGCTAAGCTGTGTGTATTCGGCCGGAATTACACTTGCCACTACGTTGCATTTGATAACAACAGTTACGCTATTATCAACTGTGGATGTAATGGTTATATCGCACTCTCCGTCTGCAACGCCGTATACATAACCATCCGCCGTCACCGTTGCTATATTTGTATTGGACGATTCGTAGGTTACAGATTTATTTGCATTTGACGGGGTCACGTTGTATACGATTTGTGCAGTCAGCCCCTCCGTTACCTGTATAGCATCGGCTGTTATAGCAGATGGCGACTCGAGTTTCATGAAATCGTTATACTCAGTTATTCCCGTGAAATTTGCCAAAACGCTGTTCCCGTCCAACAATGCATTATTCATCAGCACACAGTCCGCAAGCGTTATCCCTCCGATGTATAATCCTTCGGTGTTGCCATAACTAAATACATCCGTAATACACATTTTCCCGGTAGCTGTATTCACGCGAACCCCTTTTTGGGTATTGTTGATAAATGTACATCCTTTGACAACTATGCCGACGGAATCTGTATCTGCATCAATACACAGCCCGTTCGCTGTGTTTTCCGTTGCACTACAGTTAATGATTTTTACGTTTCGACATTTGTTGTCTATATATATGCCATTTGCAGCGTTTTTGTAAGTCTCACAGCCTATGATAGTTACATTTTCGCCGCCACGCACACCGATACCGTTATTTTTTCCATTTCGCACGATGCAGTTTGCAATAACAACACCTTTGGAATATTCTACATTTCCACCCCAGCCGAGATTGTGCTGATTTTCGATAAATATGCCGTACTGCCCAGAGCCAACGCAAACACAGTTAGTTATCGTGAAATTTTCATTTTCCAATCCACCCGTACCGATGCCGATTCCAGAGCACCCGACAGGTTCGCCGTCATATGCTCTTCCGCAATTTACGCAGTTTACGTTGTCGATGATTACTCTGTCGAGGTAGTCAATACCCATAGCAGTGGCGATAGTATCTCGTAAACATAAATCACGGAATACGCAGTCCTGTACATACTGGAAATAAAATGCTTTCCCGGTAGGTGTTCCATTGTTTGGCAGTGCACTTCCATCCACAGTAAAATTACTGAAATTACATCCCGAAACTGGCGATGTGGAAGTAGCCATTTTGTAAAACAGTGAAAAACGTGTATCACCCACCTGCGCCAATACGGTACTTGATACGTTTTCCCCCACAATAGATACGTTGTTTGGATACAAAATCCCCTGCTGTCCACCAGCAGAAGAAATCTTAAAATTGTACCGACCAGCCGGGAAGAAAATTGTACCGCCTCCATCGGAAGATAATTCATCGACCAACGCCTGTAATGCTGGAGTATTATCTTCTGCATCTGCACTGATACCCCTGCTGGTAGCTATGACATACGGGAAATCAGCAATCGTATCCGAAAGTTTAGTAACGTCTGCGTCGTCAGCAGGAGTATACCCAAGCGCATTCTTGATGGATTCCTTTGACACAACCGCCGTTGATATCGCGGTTGTAAATTTGTTCAAATGAATATCGTCTCCTGTTGCTTTCACCGTGTATTCTCTCTGGACAGAACCAAACCGCGCGATAAACTCAAATATAATACTGTCGTCACCGGAGCCAAAATTGAAATACTGTCCGGACGGGTCAAAATGATATTCCACAATTCCGTCTCCGGAGAAGTGGTGTCGGATGACTGTGTTTGGTATTCCCCCCGCAAGCACTTTTTCCTTGACATCCAGAAGGCTTCCTTTTTCCACATAAAACGTGCTCGGTTTGATTGTATTCAGCAGCACATCCGCCCGGTTGAATCCGATTATTACATCTGGATCCGCTCCGCCATGCTCAATCTTCTTCTCCAGCTCGTCCTGTCTCTCAATGATCTGCTGCGTGATGTCCGGCGGCATTGTCACAGCTTCTTCTTCCGCATCATTGCGCGCAGACCGCAGTACTGTTATTTCTGCCGGCGTGCTTGTCCGCAGCACATTCCCCGCTGTGATTCCGACCCGCATAATTCCCTGCTCTGTACAGGCCGGTACAGCACACCTGCGCCCTTCACTCAGCACAGTCACGGTTCCGCCCCTCGGCATGTGGAACAGCACTGTCACCGTGTCATATGCGTCCCATTCCGCATCCAGATCCAGGATCAGCGCATAGTCTTCGTTGTGGCATACTATGTACCTCTCTCCGGACAGAACCGGTATCTTGTCCCTGACCACCATCGTAATCTGATGATCGCTCATATCATCTCACCTCCTGCAGTTTGCCTAAAATAATATAGCTCCCACGTACACGGACGCAGGCGACCCTGTCCCCTTCCGTGAGTGTGTACCCTGTCAGTATGGCCGGATAGCCTTTTCCGGATGACGCTTCGTCTCCGTCAAACCGGACAGTAAACAGTCCGTTCCCATCCGTCCCTGCAATCACCGCCAGCCGCACGGAAAACGTCCCGTTGTTCTTTTTTTGATTTCTTTTCGCCTGTGTCAGCATCAGATTATAATCCTCTCTGCTCTGTGCCACATCTCCCCCGATGCATCCAGTATCATTCGCCATGCGGTTTCTTCATAGATCCCGGACTCTCCACCTGCATCCAGAGCCACCCTGTCGTATGTCCCGTGCACCGGATTCAATGCGGTTGTAAATTCAATCTGTTCCGTTGTCTGCATCTCCTCATACATCATCTGCGCGGCCATCTCCTGCAGTTCCTCCAGATCTGCCGCACCGTTCACCTCCCGCTGTTTTACAATTCGGATCCCCAGCGTCGCCGTGGAAAATGGGGAATCCGGATCTGCGTTCACCACCTCCACCATCATGGGTTCCGGCAGATCGGGGGAGCTGTATACCACCCGGAAAACGTTTGCTTTGTCGAAATAGTCTGTGGTAACATCCACGTCATCACTGATAATGCTGTATTGTCCCGCCTCATAAATGTGATCCGGATTCCCGGATGTGTTCTGTTTCGGATCATCTAGAACGCCAACCGTTACCGTGTCGCCGCTATCTGTAATGGATTCCACACCAACTGTTACCGTGTCGCCACTCACGCTCACACTCCGCACGGTTGCCCGCACTGTATTTGATGATGTCGTGATTCTGGCAGTCGATGCAGGCACCGCCTCTCTGTTCCGTGCAGTCAGATGCACCGTGCCCTCCAGATCCACCCAAACATCCCGGTAGTTGATCTCTGCCAGCAGCTCGTTTACCACCTCCAGCACCGATGTTCCGGCATCCCAGTCCGCTCTGTCCGTCTGGATCCGTTTATCCGATGTATCCGATATATACATATCAATCCCAGCCAGCTGCAAGAGTTCTTGTATGGCGGCAATGTAAAGGGTTCCCGCACGGATAATGTATCCCGGCTCCATTTTTGTCCGGTCAGCCAGATACAGCACAGAGTATGCCTCCAGCACCACCGAAGTTTCCCTGCTGTTTCCTCTCCGCCGTGGCGTCGTGCCGATGTACAGCCCCACGGGATACTCTCTCCCGTCAATGGTCAGTATGGGACGAATCCTGTCTGTCAGCCATTCTACATCTTTTTCCGGTCTCAGGAATTCTCCCCGCATACTCATTTTCAGAGCGCTATCTCCCCGCATCTGCACCTCCGGCGCCTGAATCGGGTACAGCGTAGTATACACACCACCACCGCGCAACACCTCAACCCGCAGGGATACAGCAGCACTTCCGCGCTCAAACATTGTACGTCACCACCCCCGCTGTGTACGGCACCTCTTCTCTGTGATCGCATTCCGTCAGCCGGAACCCAACCACGCTGTAGATCATCCCTTTGTTCGCCGTCACCATGTTGATCTCTCCCCGGATTGTGTCCCCCACAACCGTTTTGTATGTCACCACAGCCCCGGAAATCGCCTCCAGCCTGTCGCAGATTGTGTGCCCCTTGTCGATATACTCCATATTGACAATCCTGCTCTTACGCCCGCTTCTGACCGTTACAGGGTATTCCCTCCCTGCATAGTACCGTTGGTATGTCTCCTCACGGTTCGTGATCCTGTACTGTCTGGGGAACTCCTTGGTGTACCGCAGCGGGATCCATGTCCAGTCGTCCAGCAGGATTCCGTCTGTCTCTGGTGTTGCGTCTATGGTTACAGGCTCTGTCTGTGTATAAAAACCATTACCCGTCATAACCCTAACTCTATATGTACACTCTCCATTCGCTCCCCGGTCTGTGTACTCGTACTGCATCGTCGCAGTCCCCGGAAGCTGCGCTATCATGATTCCGTTCCGATAGATCAGCACATCTCCATACTGCAGCTCCGTCCCGGACGCCCGGATGTCCAGCTTCACACTATTTCCTGTGTTTTTTGCCGTTAGCTCTGCCGTCCGTGCTGTAGTTTCTACGTTCGCTACATTCACAAATATCGGTGCGCTCCATGCTCCCCACCGTCCGTTTGCATCCTGTATCCTCAGTCTGATCTCGTGCACACCATCTTCGAACACCTTCGGGATAGTGTACGATGTATCCGCGCCCCATACAGCCCCGCTGTCAAACCCATCGGCCAGAACCCGGAATGCAGTCTGACCTGCAGAGCTCCATTCCAGCGACAAAACCGGCGTGTATTTCCCGGTGGTGTGTTCCGTGTACACTGTAATCCCGGATACTGATGCAGACGGCTGCAGATACAGCATGATCAGCCGCCCGTCCCCCTGTCTCCGCACCACCGAACCGTATTCATCCAGAATGAGAAGTTTCAGCGTGGTGTGTCCGGCAAACGAATCCGCCGGAATTGTGTATGTACGCTCTGTCACCGCATATGCCACCTGATACGCTTCGTCGTCATCCCAGGCAGGCCATATGGTGTATCGTGTCGGTGCAGGTGCTGACGGCATCCCGTCCGGTAGAACAAGATCCCATGTCAGCACAACATCCTCCCCTGTCTGCAGGATGGATCCCGACACAGGCGTCCGCACACGGATGTCATAGTGCGTTATCACCCATGGCAGCACCAGCACAGCCGACGGAATCCCGTGTGCCGATACCGCTGTAATTTCCACGCTCCCCGCCGCCGGTATCTCTGCCCATATGGATTTATCCACCGTAAACGACAGATCTGTTGTCTGTCCGCTAACAGCACTGCCTCCATCCGGCTTGATGGTATACCGGATGTACTGCATCGCCACACCAAGTTCCTGAGTATACTGTACCGCCACCCGGAACGCTGTGTCTCCTGCCTGGTGATAATACACTCCTCCGGTGTACGAGCCGGACATGGATGATGTGTTCAGTGTCAGCACCGGTGCCGGTTCCGAAGACTCTCCTGTCAGCTCCAACGAAGCTGCCGATACTTCGTAAAGATTCTGCAGGCCGAACGCAAACAGACCGAATCCGTACTGCAGCAGATTTTTGATTCTCGCCGTCCCGGTTATCTCCACCTCCAGCACCTTGTCTCCATACCATTTTGAGGTCGTACCCGGTACCGTGATACGATCCGACTCATACATCGTCATCCGCTCCAGTGTAGCTTTGGGATCCGAGTCATACACGTACTGCTTGTAGATCCGCACCTGCAGATACCCGTCCGATGCAATAGCCGCCGGGAAAGCCGCAGTCAGCTTCAGTGTGATCTTCCCGCTGGTTATGGTGTCCCGGAAATCTTCATCGAATACCTCACCGTTCGCCGGATCACAGAACATATAGTGATCCCCGGAAGAGTTGTACCCGATCCTGTTCGTCCCATCGTACACACAGCTTCCGTCTGTCGTCTCCCGGATCGTCCTCCTGTTGAACGATCCTGTCAATGTTACCTGCATATCTCCACCTACCTCATGCGCGTATCCATGCGCTCATTCTCCACCAGCCGTACAATATCATTAAGCTCCTTGATGTTCTTCGCCTCGACAGTTACGTTGTAGTTGTATACTGTCCCGGTACCCGCATTCAGCGCCCCTCCTGCCTGTGTAAGCTGTCCGGCCACCGCCGACGTGTAGTTCTGAGCCGCCGCCAGATCCGGGAAGTCTCCGGAATTCATTCCCTGCATCAGTGCACCTCTTGCAAGCCTGCCCTCCGCGAAGCCTTCGCTTTTTTCCTGTGCCAGCATGGCAGCACCGATTCCTCCGGCAAATTCCGTTGCGAACTTCTCTCCGGCCGCCCTCGCTTCTGCCGCGCTGCTGTCCAGGATCGCCTTGAACTTCGTGTAGTAGTCCTCCCAGACCACCATCATGTCCTCCGCGTTTTTCTTGGCCACTTCCAGACGGTCTTCCGCTGCCTCTTTTTCGGCGTCAACCTCTTTCTGTACCTCGTCCTTGTAGTTTCCTACCCGTTCAGCAATGGACGCCGCCAGAACATCCCTCTCGTTTTTCTGTTCTTTCCGCAGTTCATCTACCCGGGCACTCATGTTCTCCCGGTAAACATCCAGCTCCAACGCCAGTTCTTCCGCCAGCATATCCCGGCGTTCCTGATGCTGCGTTTCCAGCAAAGATTTTTCCGCATCAAATTCCGCTTCCAGTCCTTCTATGGTTGCGGCCTTTTCCGCTTCGATCTCTTCCTTTTGCGCATCGTATTCCGCTTCCAGAAGCTCTTTTTTTGCTTCCAGAGCAGCAATATTGGCCTCTCGTTCTGCAAGGATCCGTTCTCTCTCCAGCTCCAGAAGATACTCGGACAGCTCCCTCTCTGCTTCTTCTTTTTCTTCCCGGCTCTGCGCTTCAGAAACAGCTTTTTCCAGTGCTGCAATTTCTTCCTGCTGTTGTTTTTCTTTTCTGGCTGCTTCTTCCGCAGCGGTCACGGCTTCAATGGCTTCGATTTCTGCGTCAATGTCAGTGATTGCCTTCCGCTGGTCACTGTCCAGCATCTTCAGCCGTTCCGCATATTCCGCATCGATCAGAGCCAGCTTTTCCCGGTGCTGTGCTTCCAGCGCCTCCATTTCCGCATCCAGTGAGGCTTCCAGCGCCTTCTGCCGTTCTTTCTGGGCTTTCTGCACGGATTTCAGTAGGGCAGTGTTGTTTTTTTCGACTGCTTTCAGTTCGGCAGCATGCCTTTCGTCCAAGGCATCCAGTTCTGCATTCAGGGATTTCTGATATGCTTTCAGTTTTTCGTCTGCTGCTTTCTGCGCAGCCTTGATTTCGGCTTCATATGCCTTTTCGGCTGCATCAACAAGCTTTTCCGTTTGCTCTGTTGCGTATTCTGTTGCTTCTTCTGTTTTTTTCGGTATTTCCGAAACCGCTCCATCCATTTTCTCTATGGATTCCGTTACTTCTTCCACAGTTCCTTGCAATTCACGCATTCTTTCGGAATATGTCATCGCCTGCGGTTTTTTTGATCTTCCACCATTCGATACAACTTCCCAAAAGTCTTTCCACTTTTCCTTGAGTTTATCGAGGTTTTCGTTCTCCCCGCCTATTGCTTCCATGGCACCATTTATGCTGTCTTTTACGCCATCCCACGCCGACTTCACACTTTCAAGTGTACCGTTTCCGTTTCCAAGTTTAATTGTTTCGATCAGAAGCAGGCCAATATTATTTTTCAGACCTTCTGTTGTTTTTTTCAGTTTATCCAACACATCTTGGAATCCGCCGGCAGAAGCAAGCTGTTCGTCACTGAGCACATATCCGACCCGCTCCGCCTCATCGGCAAGCTCCTGCATTCTATCAGCACCAGCTTCAATCAGCGGGTTCAGGTCTTCGGCAGATCTTCCCATGAGATCCATAGCGATTGCATCCCGCTCCGTTTCGTTGCGCATGCTACCCAGCGCATCGATCACCTCCAGATACACTTCCCACGAATCCCGTAGATTTCCGTTCTGATCGGTTACTGCCACACCCAGCGTCCGAAATTTCTTCTCCAGCTCCTCGCTTCCGTTCGCCGCATCGTCCATGGCACGCTTAATCCTCGATAGCGTTGATGTCACAGTATCCGTCGAAACATCCATCAGACCATCCATGTATTTGATCTGCTGATACACCTGTGTATCAATACCGGATATAACGGACTCCGTCAGTACATCGTCCGCATACGATGCCATCTCTTTCATGAGTTCGATGCCTTCTTTTATGGCAATTCCGATTCCTCCGGCAGCCACAGCCGCACCCATGAATTTTGTAGATACCTTTTCGATACCCGGCGGAAGATCGATACCCAGCTTGTTTGCCACATCCTGCAGAGCTTCTTTTATTGGGTTTGCGGCTTCTCCCCCTTCTTCCAGGGCTTCGTTGTTATCCTTGATGTTGCTTTCCATCTCGATCAGCTCCACATTGGCGTCCGCAAGCTGCTTGCGGTAGTTGTTTACCTCCGTGGAGTTGTCCCCGAATTCCTTTTCTGCCTCCTGCAGTGCCCCTTCCAGCAGTTCGATCTTTTTCTTCTGCTGATCAACGCTGTCCCCCAGAAGCTCGTTTTTCTTCCGGTACGCCTCCGTCTTATCCCCTGCCTCACTGTACTGTGCGGACAGCAGCTTCATCTCCGCTTCGTTGGCAGATATCGCCGCCTCGATCTGCCGCAGGCTTTCTTCCACACCCTCCGTCTCTGTGCTGTAGCTCCGGATCGCCTCTTCATTCGCCTGCCATTCTGCGGTTGTCTTGGCAAGCTCCGTCTTTGCCTTTGTCAGATCCTCTTTTAACTTGATGACCCGGCTGTCACCCTCTCCGAGTTCTTCCGCCCAGGATTTGTACCGTTCTTCCGCTGTTTTGACCTTTTCAGCCTGCTGTTCCATGGCCTCGGCCAGCACCGCCTGCTTCTGCGTCAGATTCCCCAGCTTATCATCTGTTATGTCGTATTCCGCCGCCAAAAGCTTCAGCTCCGATTTATTTGCTTTGACCCGTGCGCTGACTTCATCCAGCGTTTTCTTAAACTCCGCATCCCCCTCGACCGTCAGCCTGTATCCAGCATCCGCCACGGGATCACCTCCTATTCTTCTTCATCGCCCATGATATCCTCTGCCGCATCATCCCGGCTTTGGCTGTGCATCTCGTTTGTGCAGCGGATCTCTTCCACCAAAAGCCACGGCTTCCGGTACCCGCATTCCGTCTGCGTGTAGCCGAGCCTCTGCCCCAAAAAGCGAAAGCGGGACGGAGGTGGAAATCCACCCCCGTTGTCGTCACAGGTTTCGATTTGCCAGTCTTCGTCCCGCCTTGTCAGTTTTTTGGCGCAAATGCATCGTTGATCGTTTCCACCAGCTTTTTGTAAACCGCATTCTGCTCACCGGGACGCATCATCCTGCCGATTTCCGTTTCCGTAAACCGCCTGGAATCGCCGATGAAGGCGTTGTGTTCGTTTGCAAAAATCGCCGTCAGAAATTTCAGCCGCTTTATGTTATCTTTTGTATCCTCGCTGATCTTCACCGCCTCTTCGATACTGCCGTATTTTTCGACAATTTCTTCGTAGGCGTTCAGGTCGCACCGAAGACCGATCTCACACCCGCCGATTGTCACAGTATACATTTGCCGCCCTCCTTATCAGGTGCCGCTCATGGCGGTATCCACCCATTCATCCGCCGCATCCGCAGAATCAAACCATTTGGATTTCTTCCGCCAGGTGCCGTCCGCCAGTGCCGCAATGGTACCGGTCAGAGTGGGTGTTGTAAAGGTGATGTTCTGCCCCTTGGTCTGGTTGTCCTCGCTGGGTACCGCAAACTGCACCTTTTTGTACAGCACACCTCTGTACTGCTTCTTGTTCCGGCGGATCCGCACCGCCATGAAGCCGATCTGCATCCACGGTGCCGCATCATCCGTTGAGTTCTCGATATCTCCGGCGGCATCCACTGTTGCACCAAGGATGTCCGCCTCCGTTTCCGTTTCCAGATCGTCCGTGCCGATGGAAATAGACCCTTCCACAAACTCCTTCACGGATTCTGCCAGACCGTCATCCGCATACAGCTTTGCTTCGGTTGTCGTGATGGACACATTGGCAGAGATCGCCTTGCCCAGCACCTTTTTTGTCCCGTATGTAATGGTCTCCCTGCCGGTCTGCTCGTCCACATTGATCGTCATAGTGCGGTATCTCGGGTACCGCATACCGATTTTTGCCATTTTCCGTTATCCTCCTTTGTTTATCTTCTCAAATTCCTTTTCCGCAGCCGCAGCCATGGCTTCATGCGCACGCTGCTTGGTCGCCTGCACTGCCGGTTTTGCAAACGGTGTGGGCAAACGCCAGTAGTCCTCCGGACCATACCTCTGTTTTGTCGTTTCTCGTTTTTTTCCTCGTACCTTACCGGTGTATCTGCCGCCCATTACGGCACCGGATTCAAACGACCTTGCGATCAGCTGAAACGGCACTTCCCCCGGCGTCTGGTATCCGTCAAAGCCAAGATGCACATTCCACCGAAACTGTCTGTCCATCTTGACAGGCGTTATCCCAAACGCATCCACAAGCTGTCCCGTTGCCTTCGGCGACAGTATCCCTTCCAGATTGGCTTTCATCTGGTCTGCGATAATGTCCGCTCCCGCTTTCAGCGCTGCTTTTGCAACCTTTTCCGTTCCTGCTTTCGCCCTCTCCAGCATCATTTCAAAGGCGTCATCATCTATAAACTTCGCCCGCGCCACAGGGTACCTCCCAGTGTATCTGATAGCTGATCTGCCCTGTCTCCTCGTCATACCCTATCGCCTCAATGCTCCAGGATACATCCGCTTCCGACAAAGCCGCACAGAGCGCATCAACCGTCTTGTCGTATTCGTCCTGTGTGTAGTAGTAGATTTCTCCTTTCAGTACAAGCTGCTCTGCCGCATCGTCGGCGTTCTCGGATGTCGGTGCGCCTGTTTCACCAAACACAGCGTACCGGCCTCGCCAGCGTTTGTCTGCCTTATAATGCCCGACCTGCTGACCGACTACGGCAACCAGCACGTCACGTATGGTTTGCACCGACATCCTTCTCACCGATCCTTTCCACGGATATGTCACACACATCCGCACCAGCTTCTTCGTCCCGGAGATACTGGATCTGCAGGATCTTGTAGCGGCAGCCGTCAACCAGCACGCAGTAGTCGTCTGCGCCGATATCCGCCCACAAACCTTCCCGGTTAATACGGATCAGCTTGTCAACCCGGTCGTTGTTCTGCCGTGCGGTATAGTATCTCGTAAGTCCCACAGTCCTTTCGCCGTACCAGCACCGGTGGAAGGCAGTCCCGTCGGAAGGTGCCATGCCTCCCGCCGCCTGCTCCACCGGATGGTAAAATACCGCAATCCCTGTGTCCAGTATCATTCCAGTCCTTCCTTTCTCCGCAGCCCCGGATCCTGCAGCCAGCGTTCCCGCCTAACCGTTTTCAGCCAGAGCGGCATAGCGTCCGGCTTGTCCCGGTTCTGGTATTTCCATGCCACATAGTCCGCCACGAGCACCATATCTCTCTGGCTGTACGGACGCACATGGATTCCCGTTTCCCGGAGCTCCTCCTGTGCTGCCTCTATCCGTGCCCGGAAATAGTCATCCAGTACAGTATCAAGACGACCCAGGCGGGCTTTTACAATCTCCAGTATCGGATCCATGTGCTACCTCCTCAATTATCAGCCTTCGGCTTCTTCGCCCAGCACCTCTTCTTCGCGCGAAGTCTTGCCTTCGTTGAATGTCATATTCGCAGTGGGCTTTGTAGTGGATTTGATGTTAAACATAGCAAACGCTTCACCAGCCATCGGGCAGCCATCCGCTCTTGCCACACCTTTGGTCATAACCTGATCCTGCAGGAACCGTACGCCGGAATCAGATTCGATTCTAACGCCGCTGCGGTTTACCCACATGTAGTTTCCGCCGAATCCGCCGATAATCACACCGTCCGGGATGAAATCCAGTTCTTCCACGTTTCCGCCAATCACAGGCATCTGTTTATTGGCGGCGGATACGATTGCACCGGCAGAGTTCATGGCAAGCATGTTGATCTGCAGATCCGCCCAGGTTGTTCCTGCCATTGCCCAGAACTTCCCACCGGTACCGCCGGTTTCATAAACTCGCTTAACCTTACCAAGAACACCTGCCATTTCTTTGTACAGCTTAACAGGTTCCAGTCCTTCTTCGGAAATAGCGCCGATATTAGAAGCAGCCACACTTTTGAATTCCGGTCTGTTTGTAGGTGCCCACATAGTGTCCCACCATGTCGGCTTCGTAGTTGCCGTCAGTCTGGTTGCAATGCCCACGGGCATACCTACACCGGTACCATACAGCATCGCCTTGTCTTTGCCCAGCCCGATGGAACGCCCCAGGGCTTCCACCACAATAGCAGCCAGATCTTCGTCACTGTCTTCAATGGCAGCCTTTCTCAGCGGGAAGAAGCCTGCCACAGTGTTCCCGTATGTTTTGATCTGTGCAATGTTCAGATCCAGCTCCTTGATCCACCCCAGTGCCTCTGTCCATACGGCTTCAGGTGTACCCACCATAATGTTCTGCACAGCATCACCGGAAATCGTTTCAGTGTTCATATACTTTTCCAAAACGCTGTACCGGCTGATTACCTCAGTAATCATAGGCAGCATCACCTGAGGGATCGTCAGGGCCTCGCCTGTAATCCCTCTCTGCATCAGCGTCCTCACATTTGTCAGCAGGTGTCTCACATCTTCCCGCTTCACAAGCTCTATCATTCTCTCACGCTTGTCCATGTCTACATATACCCCTCTTTCGTTGTGATTTTCCGCCGGCTTCTTTTCCTGTCCCTTTGCACTCTTGGAACCTTCCACAAACCGTTTCCGGATGTCTTCCAGTTCCTCATCGATCTTTTTGATCCGGTTTCTGGCTTCGTCAGCCCGTTTCTGGGCATCCTCCTCCTTGCCGGTCAGTTCGCCGTCTTCCTTTTCGATTTCCGCCGCCTCATCATCAAAGGCCTTGCGTTCTTCTTCGGTGGCGTCCGGCTTTCCTTCCAGTTCCTCCAGCGCCTTTTCCGCATTGGATTCTCTGAGCTTCCACGCTTCGCGCTGTTCTCTCAGCGCTTCCTGTTCTTTTTCGATGGTTTCCAGCAGAGCCGTTTTTTCCTTGCGCTCTCTGGTAAGCATCAGCTGTTTCAGTGCCATTTCTGCATTCTCTCCTTTCGTGCTTCAATCCAGGCTTCGTGCCTTCGTTTTTCGTCTGCCGCCCGCAGGTCATCCCTGGCAGACAGGGAGGTCGTCTGATAGGCCGGGAATGTGCAAACCGTGAATTCCCGGAGATCCTTGATCTTGGTCAGTGTATAATGCACCTTCCCGGTCTGCTGATCCACTGTGCGTGTTTCCTCCCAGTCCCGGAATCCGAAAGACGCCTGGTCAACATCTCCCCGCTCCACTCTGGCCAGAGCGTTTACAGCATCCTGGTCGTTCGGATTGATTTTCACTCTCCCGTACACACCAACCGCATCCGACCGGAATTCTGCGGTACCGGCTTTTGTCCTTCCCAGAACCAGTGTACTGTCATGATTGATCAGTGCCCGGATATCCGCGCCGGAAGCAAGCACTTCATCAAACGCGCCGGGAGCAATGCTTTCCGTGATGCCGTAGCCCATGTCATAGACATCGCCGAACCGCGCAAAATACCCCTCAATATACCGGTCTTCGCCTTCCTGCCGCACAGAGAATTCCGTGCTCCTCTGCATCCGGCGTACTTCGTCATTCTTCCGTTCCATCGTCTCCACCTCCTTTCAGTTTTTTCTGATCGCCCAGCTTGGCTGCCGGAATGTAGTTTTCCAGTGCAAGCAGTTCGTCCATCTCTTCGTCCGGCGGCAGGCCCAGCCAGTCCCGCCATTCGTTCCGGCGGATCGCCATGCATTTTGCAAGGGATTCCCCGGCGTTTACAAGTTCCGTGATCTTGTAGTTGTACAGGCTTCTCGGATTGAACTTCCAGTACATTTCATGAGAATACAGCAGCTTTGCCGTAAATTCCTGCTGGATGTACTGCGCAATGTTCATGATACCGGTGTTTACAAAATTCTGCTGTTCATCGTTGTTGTAGTTTCCTACACCGACCATAAACGGCGGCACCTTCATAACGCCAGCAATCGTCCGCTTGTCCAGCTCCATACCGTCCTTGATCGCCAGATCGGCAAGGGAAAGCGGCTGTACCTGTACCACATCAAACGCTTCGGCCGGGATAACCCACAGCCGGTCTTCGTTGTCTGTGTCGAAATACTGCTGTTTAAATTCGCTTCGCCCCTCTTTGGTCTGCAGATCGTCTGAAAGTCCGTCCGCCTTGATGATCAGCGACGGTGCCGGTGTGCCTGTAATGGCTGTTTTGGTTTTGTTTGCCGTCCGGATGCTCTGTACCGCCTCGCGGATGGTGATCCGGAAACCGGTACCCAGCCACGGTCTGCTCGGATCCGGATTGATGGCAAAGTGCAGCACCTCTTCCGGGCGGAACACAGCGTCACCGAACCGGATCTGATACCCCCACACACCCACATCTTCAAACGTCACCTTCAGCGGATCCAGCGGAATCAGCTCGTCAAGATATCCGTCATCCGTAACTGTGGGAACCACTACACAGTTGCCTTCCCCCACGGTCAGGAGCACATTGACAATGTGGCGGATAAACTGCTTCCGGTTCATGAACCGATTCGGCCGGATATCCAGCACACGGGAAAGCTCGTTGCGCACCCGCACATCTCCCCGCTCCGTGTTCTGCATCAGGTGTATGGTCATGCTGGATATCATATCCGCGTAAGCATCCACACACATCCGTACTTCCGGGCATTGATACAGCGGTGTGTATCCATCCGGTATCAGTCCCCGCATCCAGGCGTCTGTAAATCCGATCTGCACAGCCGCGCTGCTTCTTTTCTGTGCGGGAGTATCCCGCGACCTCTGTTTCTTTCTGCCCATTGGCTCTCCTCGCTTATGCATTATTCTTCAGTCGTTCGTCCCTCTCCTTTGTCAAAATCATACGGATACAGGCGAAGACGGAAGCGTCGAATACGTCAATCCGGCTCGTGTCGTCAATCTTTTCGTACTGCACCATGTCGTCCGTTTTTTCCACCGCATGGACATTTTCCACGCAGTATGCATACGGTTCAGCGTGCATATAGTACAGCAGCCCGTTTTTGGCCTTCTGCTCGATGTGCCGGAAACCCTCTGATTTCACGTAAAAATACTGCGGCTGGTCTACTACCCGGAATTTTTCCTTCTTCATCGCCGCGAAAAACTCTCTTGCGAATTTTCTGTCCTGCCCGATCTGCGTGATCCGGAAACCCTTCTTCCGCATTTCGCAGAACCATCTCACAACGTCTATGTGGTTCACCGTCTTGCCGTTGCACATGGTCAGCCACCCGTCATCCTGCCAGCCGAACAGCGGTATCCCGTCCTCGTCTGCTTTTTTGTAGGCCGACGCAATAGGGAACCAGCAGTGCGGTATGATGATATCCACATCCTGATAGCATCCGTACAGGCAGGCCGCCGTCAGGTCATGCACACGGGACAGGTCTGTTCCCCCGTACCAGTTGATCGGCAGCTTGGCCAGCTCCTGCAGCGTCCAGTTGTAGGATTTATCGGAGATCTCAAATTCTGTGATATCAAAATAGGATCTGGTGTTGGACACGATGATGTTCAGACGCTTCTGCAGATAGTCTTTTCTCTGTTGCGGATCGTTCAGAGCTTCCAGCGCATACGCCATCAGTTCATCCGCCTTCACGGACACCCCAATGTTCGGATTTGCCTTGATGTGCTCTATGGGGTTGGTAAAATCCACATCCCCGTTTTCCATTTCGTCCGCCTTGCAGATAAAGATAAACAGCTTTTCCGCATATTCATCTTTTGTCTCACTGTTCAGCAGGTTTTGGCACATTTTGAGCCTTCGCGCACAGAACGTGTTCCGACCACCGTCCCCCGCCGTCGTAATCCCGATAACCAGCTTGTTGGTGTACGCCGCCGTTGCTTCTCGGATGACGTTGTATTGTTTCGGTGTCTTGTAGGCGTGCAGCTCGTCACAGATTGCAATGTTGCAGTTCAGGGAGTCCTGTGCGTCCGGATTGGACGCAAGAGCCTGAATTTCCAGCGACCCGCCGCCGATGTCCATGTGGGAGATGGAATGCTCCATGTTGTTGTCAAGGATTCTCCATCCTTCGTCCTGGGCTTCTTTTTTGCTGGCGTAAATGTTGCTGCACAGGTTGTTGGACAGATTGTCGTATGATTCCATTGCCTGTTTCAGCGACGCCGCCACGATGTATATCTTCGCGCCGGATCGGACAGACAGCAGGGCAAGTCCCCAGGCCAACGCCGCTACAAATAGCGTCTTCCCATTTTTTCTCGGGATGAATATAAACGCTTCCTGAATCCGCCTGATGCTCGTCCCCTTCCGGTAAAACACCAGCAAACCGTATATGATAAACTTTTCCCACGACTCCAGATACAGCGGCTTCCCTTTCAGCGGCTGCCCTTCCAGGTCTTCTCCCTGCCGGTGTACAAACTGCGTCTGTATCTTGTCAATGACATAGTCCGCTTCGGTGGTGCTGTAATCCCATCTACCCGACGCATAGTCGTCCGCAAATCTCTTGCAGGTCTGTTTCAGCTCCTTGCAGGCAGGCCTGGCTCCGGAAATAACCGCATCCACATACCCCCACACCTCGTCTGCATATTTACCGTCCACGCACTACATCACCCTTTCAGATCAGCCCTCCCGTTTTGCTCCCTTTCGGTTTTTCAAAAGCTTTTTCGTTCATCTTCAACAGCCCTCTCGGCGTCAGTCCCAGAGATTCTTCCAGCGTCAGAAGATCCTTCCGAAGGCTTTCCAGCGTCGCCACAATCGGTGCTTTTTTCGTTCCCTGGCTCGTCAGCACTTCACATTCAAACCCCGATTTTTTGTATTTTGCGTATATTTTTCTGTGTTCTTCCCGCAGTTCCACGTACCTTTTTATGGTCTCGTCAAACTCCGGCTTGTAAATCCCAAGAGCTTCCATTTTCCGAATCACTTCAATAATGCGCTTTGGTTTCTTCGCTTCTTCCACTCTTCCAAATCTCCTTTCATGTTTTTTTGCGCACGCGACCCTCGGGGAGGGAATACTTGCCCATTCCCATTACGCCGATCCCGTTTTCTGCTTTCGTTGACAGGGGGGGGACTCTTCTCCGCCCCTTCTCCGGATGTCGTTTGTTGTGACACGCTTCACACAGACTTACAAGATTTTTTTCATCCAGCCCAAGCCCTGGTTCCTCTTCGTACGGCACGATGTGATGTACCAGCACCGCCTCCGTCTTCTTCCCGTACCGCTTGCAGTCCTGACACAGGTATTTATCCCGCCGCAGCACCCGCGCCTTCTTCCGCAACCACTTTGCACTGGTATAAAATCCCGCCATCCAGCACCTCCATGCAATACAAAAAGCGGCCGAACTCACGCCCGCACCGCTTGCTCTATAAGTTTTATACCACACCCAAACCGAACAAAACGAACAACTTACATCCGACGCTTTGCATACCGTTTTGCAATCATCCTAACCGTATCCGGTGTGTTGTCTCCTCCCACCGCCGCCGCTACCTGCACCCAGCTTCTCCCATCCACGAATCGCAGCGTGAATATCTGCCGTGTCAGACTGTCAGGTATCGACGCTATCCACCGCTCCATCTTCTCTCGTTCCTCCCAGATCCTTTCCGTCTTCTCCCGGATCTGCTTCCGGACTTTTGCCTTCTGTGCTTTTGTACCGTCCTGCTCCTCAAGTTCCAGAAGTCTTCTCTTGTCCATGTCAATCTCCCGGTTGAGATCATGCAGCACACTCAATTCCTTAAGCGTCAAAATCGTATCACCCCTCCCGACTGTGCCGGCTTCGCGCCTGCCATATACTGCATCAACACCGCAATAGCCGCATCTGCCCCAAAACAGACGCAGCAACAATACCCCTGCGCAGACGCAGCAGTCAGGAACTTTTTCTGTTCAGACGAAATTCTCCCGTCCAACGCTTTCATCTCGATGTACAGCCCGTGATACCCACACCTCGGCACCGGCAGAAACAGATCCGCCACCCCAGGTAGCACTCCCATCGCCCGGAACCGCGCCGCCTCAGCCTTACCCCGCTTCCCGCCGTTCGGGATGTGATGGATCAGTGCCAGCTCAGGCCATTGATGCTCCATCACCTTGCACCAGGATATCACCGTGATCTGCTCGTTGTCCTCCGGTATGGTATAGATCTTCTTTATCTCCCTCTCAGTCATTTGCCTTCTTTCCCCTCTCCTTCCGCTTCCGGTACTCAGCCAGATTTGCCCCGTCAGGCCGATACATCATAAAAGTTATGTATATACCCCCGTTGATGCCGTTTTTCTCCACAGACGGGAACTCACTCAGCCAGTACCCCGGATACAGGTCCGCAAACCGCTTGTGCGGATTCCCGGCCTCGTCCACTTCTGCCAGCTGCTTCCGGCTCCAGGTGTGTACGTTTGTCTTTTCCACAGGCTTTGCCAGATTCCTGGATGTAACGTACCTCCTGCGGTACTTCGCCCGTTCGGATTTCGTTATGTACTTCGCCAGATCCACAATCCCGCACTCGTTGAACTGCAGTCTGTCCGCATTGCAGCGGCCCATGCCCCATGCCTCCTCCAGCGCATCACGGGATACACCGCCGGAAATGATGATGTGCATGTGCGCTCTTCCGGTCTCGGAGTACTCCATCACATACACGTATTTCATTTCCACACCGGATTTCTTGTATAACCGCTTGATCCGCCGGATATAATTCTTGATGTCACGCTCAAACTGTTCTTCGGACGCAGGCAGATGCCCGTCGTCATAGGTCAGGTGCAGACCAAAGTCGCCCTTGCCGAAGTTGGCGTGAATCAGCCAGGTCAGCCATTCCCGGCTCCGTCTCTCGTTCAGCTTCTTCTGGGTTTCGCTGGTCTCACGGAATTTTCCCCGACGCGCCCCGGCCTTCCGGAACACGGGATAGACTACCCCGAAGATCATGTCCCCGGCATATATCAGCTTTTCTCTGTATTTGCACTGCATCCCCGTTCCTCCAGTCTTTTCGGTGCCCGTCCCCTTTTCGTGTGGTCGGTAATTTAAGATACCTTACAAGGCCGTAACCGGGACGCCCCTTCACGCCCCGGTAAGTACCTTATATAATGTAGGTTTTATTCTTCGTCATCCTCCGTCAGCATCTTCGCCGCGGATTCCACGAATCGGTTCATTCCGTTCAGCCAGTCGGCAATCTCAGCCGCTGCCGCTTCCGCCGCTTCATGGTTTCCGTCCTTCTCCAGCTTAGCCGCTTTTTTTACCAGCACAAAGATTTCCTCGGCCGCCTTCGACAGCATCCGCGCCAGCTTCTTCGGCGTCCCGCCTTCTTCCAGCTTCTTCCTAAATTCACGATTGGTCATTGTTTAACCTTCCTTTTCATGTATTCCCATAAATCCGTCACACATACCTCTGAATGTTTTGCTGCATTCGCAGCACAATTCCACGTATTTGCCGCCCACTGATAATGTTTCCCATCCTTCAGGCTTGTCCTCAAACTCAAACGCTTTCACAAAGCCTCCGTCAAGGCTTTTTTCCTTCTGAAGTCTCTGGAATGCCTCTTTCCCGCATCGCTCACATATGATTTTTCGTCCATACACTATCATGCTTCAATCCCTCCACCGCCGCAGGCCGCATAACCTGCGATATCCACGTATGTATCCCGGCATCTTACCTTTGCCGTGCCGTTTCTGGCAACCTTCATCAGGATCATCAGATCTACTACATCGTTTTCCGTCACCGGAATTCCCAAGTAACCTTCCCACAACCGGGCGATCATGCCGAAGCTGTCCTCCAGCTCCCCGTACAGCATGTTCCGGTCGGTGCATACGCAAACCGCCGCATCTGCCAGAATTTCCCGGCGTCTGGCAATTCCGTCCGGCTCCTCAATCATGTTCGCCAGCTGATCAGCCGGAACCCCGTATTCCTCGGTCACCCGCTTGATAAACTGGCTGTCCGTCTCAAACATTCTTTCAGCTGCCACAGCTTCTCCCTCTCTTTCTGTTTCTTTTTCTTCGGCGCATCCGGTCTTTCCCGGTTCCACCGCTCCTGCGGGATACGGTTTCAGCACCTCCGGCATCGTCATATCCGGTTCATCAAATCCGGGCATACTCTGCGCTTCTTCTCGAGCTTTCTGCTCCCGTTCCGCCTCCAACGCTTCAAACCGCTGCCGGATCCTGTAGCATTCCACCGCGTCATTACTCTTTGCCCAATATTCCTGCGGTGCTTCCTCACATTCCGACCTCGGCGCTCTCGGCATCTTCTTCGGATCCACCGTCATGCCGCACCTGTTCAGGATCCATGCAATCCGCACAGGATTTGTATCGTTCATGTCTGCCAGGATGTCAATCATTTTGTTTGGATTTTTTGCCGTCCTGTATTCCTGCACAATCTCTCCGATCGGCATGGGCAGCGGATCCCGATACCAGTTTTTCCGTTCCGTCTTATTTCCCATTTCCGCCAGCCGCCTTGTTCTTTTTGTGGGTTACAAAGATCACATTCCCCTTCCGGCGGAACTGCACGGAATCTGCAGTCCCCCGCACCTTCCCGGCCAGCGTCTTGATCTTCTTTGCCGCAATCTCATCCGTTGCATAGAGGATTTCGACTTCTTCATCTTTGCTCATGGAGTGAATAAACTCCGCTTCCGCTTTCACGTGGTTGTGCGTGGATTCCACCATATTCAGATACCGGTTCATATTTTCTCCTTTGCTGCCAGCTGCGCCATTCGCCGCGCCCCGCTGACCCTTTCGTTTTTGGGTTTCCATATCTGTTCTTCCGCCACCGGATGTCCGTGCAGCCACCGCACCGCAGCACGCTTTGTTATAAAATCCTCCGTCAGAGCCTGTCCGTCACGGTTGTCCATGGCAGTATATACCCACTCCCCGTCAACCTCTTCCACGCAGACAAACATCCCAAGCGGCCTGTATTCCACACCAACCCCGGGTTCGTCCAGCATTTCATCCATTTTTCGCCGGGATATCACTTTATAATCCTGTGCCGTCGGCATTTTTCCTAAGCCTCCTTAATCTGCCCACAGTCCATCCGCATCTGCCCCTGCATGATCTCCAGTATCTTGCCCAGAGCTGCAGACAGCTTTTCAGACGTCTGGGAATCTTCGCATTCTGCAAGCACCTTCTGCATCCGGTTCCAGTCTTCCTGCCAGGCTTCAAACAGCCCCGTGAATTTCTGCACCGTCGGATCGGCCGCTTTCCGCAGTTTGGCGTTCTCCGCTTCCAGCGCGGCAGTCTTTTCCCGCTCGGCGGCAACTTCCTTTTCCACCGCTTCCGCCACGGCCTTTTCCACTTCCGCAGGATCCGGTACGGCCAGCTGCTCGGCTTCCTCCCGCTCTTCTTCCAGCTTTTTCAGTTCTTCCCGCAGAGCACGGACTTCCCTTTCTCTGGCCTGCGCCCTCTCTTTTTCCTTTTCAGCCTGATCTGTCAGTTCCTTTTCCCGTTTCAGAGCCTTTTCAAGATCCACCTGTGCCGCATCTTTGCTTTTCAGCGCATCCACAAGCGTTTTGTCTGCCTCCTTCCGTGCCGCCTTGGCTCTTTCTTCCGCCTCCCGCGTTTCTGCCATGGCCTTTTCCACATCGGCCTGCGCCCGTTCCCGGATTCTCTCGATTTCTCCGGCATATACAGCGTCGTTCTCCTGCAGCTCGGCGGCCAGCCGTTCTTCCGCTTCCTTCCGGATCTGCTCTTTCGCTTCCGCTACGGCCTTTTCAAATTCCCGGGTACTCATGGTTTCCGGATCGTGTTCCGCCACGAAGGCTGCTCGTTCGTGCTTCGGCAGAGCCAGCAGCGCCACCGCCTGCGACCGGGTCAGGTTCCCAAACAGCTCCAGCCGGTTCTCCTGGAAGAAATCCAGCTGATCCTGCTCCCCGTACTCCTGATAGATCCTCATGAGATTGTTTGCGTTGGTGGTGGAGTAGTCGCAGTTTTCCGCAAGCCAGTTTCCCCACTCCCCGTGTCCGACAGTTTCCTTTGCCTCACACAGCAGTCTCCCGATCTCGATGGACTGGGAGAGAATATACGTTGCCGTGCTCCGTTTGATCGCATTGATTTCCGCCGCTATCTCTCTTGGATCGCGGTATACAACTACACACTCGTTCATGATGCTGCGTCCTCAACTTTCTTTTCTTCCTGCCTGTCTTTCTTCAGGCGTTTTTTCACCAGCAAAAGCCAGTTGTCTATAAATTCCCGCGCTTCACCGGCAGGCCGTTTGTCCGCGTCGTTGTGGTACCCCTGCGCCTGTATCAGCTTGCCTTCCGGTGATACCTCAATGGTATACAGCGGCTTGTCCGGCTCTCTGGCCGACCGCATGAATACAATCACCGTCTTGGCCACCGCATGACGCTGGATATATCCGGCCACACAATGATGCTGCGCCTTTCCTTCTTCTGCGATTTCTTCCAGCTTCTCCGGAATCCGCATGATGTAGTTTCCGTCTTCGTAAGCAAATATCTTCCGGTACCACTCCCGCACCTTCGGATATCCTGCCGCAGCAGCTGCTTCTTCACGCGCTCGTTTTTCCGCCAGTAGTGCCTGATGCGCTTCGTACATCAGGTCATGGGCTTCGGCCAGTTTCTTCGGCCACCGGATCGACGGCACATCCGTGTCCCGGCCCAGTTCTTTACACCACTGCAGATAGTCGAAGTATACCCTCCTGCCGTTGGACGCAAACCCCTGCTTGATCAGGTACCGGGTCAGCGTTTTTTCAGCTTCTCTGTCCACGCTGAATCCGCCGAACCCCTTTTGTTCCCACAGGATCGCTTCCTGCACATTCAGATCATAGTTCTGCATCATGTACCGGATCTCCCGCGCATCTCCGCCCTGTTCGCAGATCAGTCTGGCCTCCGGCTTTGTCACCCGGAGAAACTTCGCCCTCTCCGTCTGCTTCCAGTCCACAATGCTGTTGTTTTTCTTCCCACGACAGACTAAATCACCGACGATTGTCCGCATATTCTCCTTGATCGCCATTTCCATGTTGGGATACATGCAGTACAGGGACAGCAGCTTCCCCCACGGTGTCCTGCTGTATTCGTACCCTGTGTACTTTGCAGGCCAGCCCCAGCCCGAAACTCGTCCAAACGGAAAATGATACAGAAAAGTGTCTTCGAATTCTGTGTACCCTGACATCTGATACTCTATGTACATCGACGCAAACCACCTAAATATCGGCCACGGTTCCGTCGGCTTCTTCCGTTCCTCCCACGCGTCTGTGTTTGGATTGCACCATGTCATCCGCGCGGAACCCGGCTGCAGATCATACCTTGCATCCTCGTGCCACCACAGCGAAGCCGGCATTTTGACATTATGATATGTATACTCAATATAAAAGCACCGGAGCAATACCCTGTCATGGTGGATTCTCTGCGGTATCATCAGCCGCAGATGCCCGTCAAGGGAGTTGCAGTTTCGGTACCGCCCCATGCATTTCAGCTTTACGTTCCGATCACATTTCGGGCAGCTCACACGGTTGTTGTGATCCCCCCGCCAGAAGTCCGGATAGTTCCCGAAGGGAAGCCCGGTCGGATGATCCGGCATCTTCTCGCCGCAGGCTGTGCACCATCCCGTCCGCTTGTTCCCCCTTCCGGAATAGAACAGGTACCAGGGCATGTGTTCCCTTATAATTTCCTCCATCCCCTCGATTGCCGGAAGCGTCCGGCCATCCAGAATATCGATTTCCTTCATGGCTCAGAGCAGATCCAGCAGATTCAGCTTGATTTCCTGCATTTCCGGCTTATCCTCCTCTGCCGCATCTGCAGACGTCCGGCAATTTGCATCCGGCACTTCATATTCGCTCAAATGAATCGTCAGTGCCATTTCCACCACGCATCCCGGGAAATAGAACTGTGCCGCCCGCTTGTATACCTCCAGATCGGAGATGGAGCTGCCGATCCCCTTGCATAATGCTGACATACAGTCATCCAGCGTCTTGTCGCTCTGTTCCACGGCACGTGCAAACTCTTCATTCTGGCGGCAGAAGCTCTGCAGTGTTTCGTAAACCGGCTTCCAGAGCACCGATTTGTACCGGTTCTTTACATCAATCCCGGCCTTTTCCTTTTCCAGCTTTTCGATAGCATTCATGGTGTGTTCTCCTTTGTGTTGTGTTATTTTACATCACTTTCACATCGGCAAATGGTCTCCGCCATCGCCAGGACTTCATCAGCTTTCATCTCATACATGGTCTTCCAGACCTCTTTTTCTTCTTCTGCCCGCTCCCTCTGTCTCCTCTCTGCCCAGACCCGGACTAACAGCCACACCACTACAGGTATCACGCCCAGCTTCATCCAGTTTCCGGTGTCGGCAAAACCGCATACCGCCGCAGAAACCAGGATGGACACTCCCAGAATGTCCAGCATATCCCAGAGCTTCTTCATCCCTGCACCTCTACCCCGTACCGCTCTTTCAGATACAGCGCACATCCTTCCCGTCTGATGTACATTTCGCCGCTTCCTCGCCGTGTCTTGTGGTTCACAGTGCTCCGGTACCTCTGGTCATATTCCCGGTACATCTCTTCTGCCCTGTCCTTTGTTATGTCTCGCTGCACCAGTTGGTTTGCTACATCCCGGATCGCCTGATCCATGGGTCTAACAGTTCTCTTCATTTTGATCTCCTCCGAATATCCTATCATAATCCGATCCATACGAATTCCGCACGGCAGCTTCCAAAAAAGTGTCTGTGTCAAACGATGACTGCTTCGATTCTTCTTTCGGGGTCTCTTTTGCAAATTCTCCCTGCCTCCGGTTCCATTGCCGTACCGCCGCCTTCCAGTCGCGCATGGGTTTGTTTTTACCGACCACCCAGCCGCATGCCTCGTAGTGATCCACAAATGCCTGCGCATCCATGGCATAGAGCATTTCCAGCGCATAAGCCGATACCTCTCCAACAGATGGCTTCCGGAATGCTGTCCGTCTCCGTTCCGCTTTTTCCGGCTTCGGCTCCACTTTGACTTTTCGCTGCTCTTTCCACAGCTCTCTGTTGGCAACCTCCACCCTGTCCAGGGGTACAATAGACGTTGACCTGGCACCATTGTCCGGCAGAAGCTCCACATACACGTTTTTTTCATCCAGTACATTGTCCAGCGTAGCGTACCGCCATATCACAGCAGATATCCGTTTGTACACAGTTCCCCTGCCGGTCATCGGATCCAGCTTTACCACCGGAACACCCATAGCAGCCGCTTTCACAGCTTCTTCTTTTGTCATAGTTTTTCACCCCCTCCCGGAGCATATATGCCGCTTATCGATCCTTCCGACCATCGTCACAGTACCATTCTCCCGTTTCGGGATTATATCGTATGACGCCCAGCCGCCGCGGATCGTCCTTCGGCATCCTTTTTGTGGTGCGGCAGCTGTCCACACAGACACAAACAGCAATAAGCACCGTCAACACCGAAACAGCGCAGGCAGGGTACCACCATTCCGGCAGAGGAATCCCCGCCCCCAGGTTGGCCGCCGCACCGGTCAGCGTATACATCCACGCCACACATCCTGCAAACGCAAGTAATACTCCCATGTCATCCTCTCTCTCCGGCAGTGCGGATGGTTTGGTTTTAGTTGTTTCTGTTTTCAAAAAAGCTGCGGAATGTATCTCCGCCGTATGCGCCTTTGGTCATTTCGATAATCTCTCTCACGGTATACTGTTCCTTTACTTCGTGCAGTGAATCCACAAACGCCATCGTCCCGGCCATGCATGCACCGGTTATAATCCGGTACATAACAATGCATTCCTCGCATGGAATGGGTGTGTCCATATCCGTATCCTTGTATTGTTCCGCTCCTCTGTCTTTCTGCGCCTTGAACCTGAGATCCGAAACTCCCTCTCTAATATTCCGGCAGTGCGCATAGTTCACTCCATCCGTGATCACGGATTTCCCTTTGATCTTACCAATGTAATATGTATATTCTCCGATGGTTTTGGAGCCCTTGATATGCGTCAGTATCCCGTCCGCATACAGATATTTCCCCGGCACACAGTCTCCATTCTGCAACCGTCTTGCAGTACCTGTGATACCTGTGCCGCTCAGATACAAACTGCCGCCTACGGTAAGCCCGTCCGGCAGACTCGTGATCCCTGTGCCGCTCAGATCCAAACTGCCGCCTACGGTAAGCCCGTCCGGCAGACTCGTGATCCCTG